GGAACCCGTGCTTCTTTTTTCTCTCGCATACACTGTTCAAAGAATTGTTTGTACTTTGGGTTCTGTTTTCCTACTCTGTCAACCATATCAAAAGGCGATTGTCCAGGGTACCCTGTCTTGAGTTCAATCGTAGCTAAGGCAATAAGCGGTTGTCCTAGTGGGTCTGCAATAGCTATATCACCATATTGTCCCGCAGTTCTTTTCCCCACTTTCGATCTAACAGTCGCTCTCCCACCACTTGTGGCAGACCTTCGATATATGTCGTCTCGCACCCCTTGAGTCCACCACCTACTCAAAGCAAAGCAGATGTCTCTTTCAAATTGACTTCCTTTTCCCTTACCTTTAGCCATTACGACTCCTATTTCCAAGGAAATGGATTTACATTAGCAATACTTTTGAATCCTAATTGCTTACAAACGCTCTTCCATCCTTTAACACTCAATTCATCTTTCTCAATTTTGAATTTAGGAGTTCCTTTGAAAGGTAACTTTACAAGAGCTTCATTCCTTTTGATAATCTCTTTCCCGTCGAATAAAATAGCCTGATGCACTTTTGTTTTCATCCCTAATTTTCTAAGTATGTATTTTATAGCAGTTTTCTCGCCAACCCCTCTAACGCCCTTTACATTATCTGTCGAACATCCTGCAATAGCTTTAACCTTAGCCCATTGTTGTGCATTGATTTCATACTTTTGTTTGAAACCCTGCAACGTCAATTCTTTTTGTGTGCTTGGACTGTAAAAAGTGACATTGTGCGAGATACATTGATAAAGGTCTTGATCGGCTGTAATGAGAATGGCTTTGTCTCTACAAGTTGGTTCTCTAAATTTTAGAGCTAAAGATGCCATGATGTCATCAGCTTCCAGCCCCTTTACTTGATAGATGTTTTTATAGCCAATCTCTGGTAGATATTTTTTTCGTAGTTGTACGACTTGATATTGAAAACCCATTTCGAATTCAAATTCTTCATCTGTACATTCTTTTTTGTGTCTGTTGGCTTTGTATTCTGGGTATAGTTTTTTTCGTCTGCTTGTTTTGGAATCGAAACAAAACAACATGTGTCTGGTTCTGAATTTATCTTGGAGGACTATCAAGTCTTTCAAAAAAGCATATATGATTGTGGTTGGAGTTCCCATGTAACTCAAATCTTTTCCCATCGCCCATCTAGAACGATAGCATAGATATTTAACGTCAAGAATTAGATAGGTTTTACTCATGTTTTTTGCTCTCATCTCTTTTGAGTGATTTTGACATACCCCATTTTCGTTTGTATTTACGATTAGTTTCCTGTCGCAATCGTCGTTTCGTTTTTATCATGCGTTTCTTTTCGGCACTTGTCATGACTTCTCCTCTTTCAGCATAATAAGCGTGTTATCCTCTAACCGCTGTATTGTGATCTTGTGCACCTCTGGCGATTGCAGCGCACGTCGTACCTCTCTAGCAACATCGATGGGGCTGAGTAGGATTCGTTCCGAACCTAATGACTTGTTGCTCTTGTCATATTTGATCATGCCTTCTCCTAACATTTCTCATCGTAGATTCTGTTGATAATCTCAACTACTTTGGGGGTGTAGACTTTTGGTGGGTGATCCATAAGATTGCTAATGAAATTGACTTCCCATTCAGACAACTTCTTTCCAAATGCGTCTATATGTTCTACTAACACTTTTGGATCAAAATCAGATTTCATCGTTTGTCTCTTCCTCTTCTTGCTCTACTTCTTGTTCTCTCCAGCACCTACAATACATACCTTCATGTCCATACATAAAAGATTGTTGGGGTTTTATAGCGTCTGGCAGTTTGTTTTTGAAAAGCCATCCACATTCTCCTTTATCCGCATTTTCGTGTATGGGTTTATAGTAGTCACAATTTTTACATGTGTGTGCCGACATATTAGACTCCGTATTTGAACTTACGTGTTATCGTGCATTGATCTTCCACCTTTTCCCACGTATTCGCTACTATTTCTATGAGATCCTTTTCCATCTCATGTTTTTCAATATAGCTAATTAGCTTCTCTTTTAACATATTCTTTTTAAATTCAATCGCACCAATTAGTCCACGCTTCTTTTCCCAATGTAATTCATCAACTAAAAAGTCGATACAACTGCCAATATCATCAATACCAACACTGTCATAAATTGGGATTGTTATAGTGCGATCTTTCCCAGTCATTCTATTCTTTTTCACACGAACCTTGCAATAGTTACCCAGCATTCTCTTCTTCGTCTTTTTACTGTCCCCAACCTTGATTGTCTTTACAATCTTCCCTTTTACAGAACTGCTGAATTCTAAACAAGCGTAGAAACTTGGAGCATGTCCACCACTTCTAGTCTTCACTGGCTGTCCATAACCTGATTTCAAGTTGTCTCGCGTTTGATTGATAACAATCAAGATGCTTTTATTCTTCTTCAATGGTGTGAGGAGTTTTCTTAGATCCTGTGAATTGATCTTAGCTTTTCCATCTACCATAGTTCCACTTATTTTTTTATGCTTTCTTGATGCTTTCTTCCTTTCATCGAATTTTTGTAATTCTTGCTGAGAGGTCAAAGAATCCATGCTATCAAGAATATAGATGAATGGTTTATCTGCTAATAAAGCGTCGTCTACATTGAAATAAAAGTCTTCTAAGGTGTAAGATGCTACAGGTTTCTTTTTCACTACTCTAGGGGCTTCGATGTTCGCGGCAACTCGTTTCCCAAAGAATCGCTCGATGTTCATCAAAGCCCCTTCTTCTCCATTATCAAAAATAAAGCGATAGTCGTCAAAATTTTTGTTAATGGAAGCCTCGGCGAGACACGTTAAACTCAACCATGTTTTACCACTTTGTGTATCCCCCACAAAATAGTAGTAATGCCCTTTTGCAAATCCCCAATAAGGATTACCACTAATGGCTAAGTTTAATAAAGTGCTACCTGTACTGACATAATCTTTTGCTGTGAGTGGTATGATTGGTGTTTTCTTTAGCAATTGCTTTTTGATCTCTTTTGTTTTCATATCGCCTCTGCAAATATATGCCAAACATAAGAACCTTGCTGAACTGTTCCTATATGATAATCTAACTTTTCTTCTATTTCAGAACCTGTACCTATGATATGAATTTTACACATCTCATCAACTTCATCTGTGTCCAATAAAACCCACAAACAAAGTTTTTCGTTTTGAAGTTGAACCGATAGAATTTGTGCATCTTTTTTAAGTGTTATCTCTTGATTTTGTCGAAACTTTAATATATACTTCCATATTGTTTTCATTCTGTATCTCTCACAAAAACCCAAAACTCTTTTTTGATCTTTCTCCATCTTTTACATTTCTCTATCCAACGTTGTTTCACATCATCCCCATCACAATTACAACACACAAGAGGATTGCCACCTGCTTTTGGAGTGTCATTTGTATAGATACATCTTACTGTGTCATTTAGTTTGAATTTATATCCGCACATATGGCAACGAAAATATATTCCTTTTCTTCCTCCCATCCAAGGAGCATCTAAATGTTTTTGTGTTGCAATAAATGGAGTACCGCCTATAAAACTCATATCTAATCCTCATTTATAATAAAAGCCCTGATACATACTAAACTCACACAAGTTTTTCTGTATCAGGGCCCCCAAAGGAGTTAACAACACGTCAAAGGATTACTTCTTTTTCTTCGGACGTCCTCGTTTCTTCGGAGCAGGCTTTTCTTCTTCTTCATCCTCTTCGTCTTCGTCCTCTTCCTCTTCGTCTTCGTCTTCGTCTTCGTCTTCGTCTTCGTCTTCGTCTTCGTCCTCTTCATCCTCTTCGTCTTCGTCTTCATCCTCTTCGTCTTCATCCTCTTCGTCTTCATCCTCTTCGTCTTCGTCCTCTTCGTCCTCTTCGTCTTCTTCCTCTTCCTCTTCAACCTTCTTCTTTGCAGCCTTCTTCTTTGCAGCCTTTTTCTTAGCAGGCTTTTCCTCTGCTTCATCTTCCAATGCGTCTTTGACTACTGCAAGTACAGCTGTTCGCAACTCGTCAACGTCATCGATCTCATCCAGATCGATCTCATCATCCAAATTATTGATAATGACAAACTTGCGAAGTTCTTTTTCCGTCATTTTCTTCAACTTCTTCACATCAGATTCCTTAAATGTTGTGGTTTTTGATTGTTCGTCTTCTTCCATACCCATCACGATCTTTTTCTGCTCTGCGTAACTTGGCTCCTTAATCAATTCATCTAAACAAAGCACTTTCTTTTCAATTTCATCTGGGTCATAGTCTTTTCGTGTCTTAAACTCAATACCTGCTACAGACCTTCCATATGTTTTGTCATCTTCAATGTCACACTTCAGACTTAATCCACCCTCCCAGTCTGCAAAATCATGATAGTTGTCGTCGTCATCTTCATTCTGAATTTTCAATTCCAACAGTTTCCCGAAGTTATACCACGACACTTCCCAAATTTGAACACCAGCTTTGACATCCTTTCTGTCAATGATGTTCATAATTTGACGTTCTTTGGGAAGTAACTTTTTGATGAAATCAGCATCAGCATCAGGATCTCTTCCTAATTTTGATGTGTAATCACATCCAGCACATTTCTTTCCAAACGTTCTTGCTGTGCAAACAAAAGATTGCTTACCATCTGCACCAAATCCTTTGTGAATCCAGAATCTTCGTTCGTAGTAATACGAACCCTCATCAGCTTTGGGATTTCCTTTTCCAACACAGTAGTTCAAAACATCAACTCTTTTGGGTTCAGCATCTTTGATATACCATACATTAGTATTTGCTGGTACCATTAGACTCGATGGCTCGAAGGACCTCCTTTCTTTAGCTGCTCGTTTAGCATTGTCCCCACCACTACCACGTTTCTTTCTCTTTTCTCGTTTGTCTCTCTTTTTACTCAAGAGCATTCTCCTTAATTCTCAGTTGCATTTCTGTCCCTTTTATTTTCAGCCAGTTCTTTCCCTTTAAACCATCCAAACGCCCCCCATTTACTACAAAAGAAGATGATAAATGGAGCCAATATCATCAGCAATAGTAAGTAGCATAGATTCATTCTATTTTTCCTTCCTGCATTTTTTAGCCACTTTGTCAGACCTCTCCTTCTCCAATCTCTCCCTCCCTTCTGAATCTGATCTTGGCGTTGAGAAATAGTTCTGACCATGTAGCTTGACAAGATTTTCTAATGACGATCTCTTATGATCTAATGCTCCTGTCATAGCAAACAACAAATTGACTTTGTATTGAGCGGAGTGAACTTTCTTTTGAGCTTTCATGTATTCGTCTTGCATAATGATTGTAGAGGTAATAACTGTTTCTGTTATTTTCTCTGGGAGATCGTATGAAGACGGATCCGAACGAATCAAACCATCTAATGTCGCCTTAACAGTTTTGAATGTAGCATCAGCCTCATCAAGACGCATTCTTGCATCAGCCAATTCAGATGCATATTTAATGTAAAGACGTGGCTGCTTGCAGAATTCTTTGTCCAAATCATTTTGATCGACATCTAAAACAGATTCATCCAAAGACTCTCTAATTTCTTCTTTGACTTTCTTTGTATGCTTTTTGCTCTTGGTTTTCTTTGTTCGTTTGGTCATTGGAAATCTCCTTTGATTTTGCTCGATTAATGCTCTACTATATTATCGTCAATTCCACGCTTGTTTGCTCGAAAAAAATTAGTTTTTTCGTCGTTTAATTGCGTTTTAATGCGTCTAACACGCCCCACAATCGACGATCTCTTGAAATGAGCATCGTAGCTACCCCTCAAGATTTTAACGCTTCTTTCTGGCTTTATACACATCTAAAAACCATGCAGTTCCATTAATAACACACCAAGCTATGCAACCTCCAACAAAACCTGCAATCACAAATTCTAGCAAATAAACCATCTCTAACCTCCCACTATAATCTCATAACAACATGCTACCAATCCCGCTGACTTACAATTAAACCAGTTATCTTCAAATACTCGAATTATTTGATAAGCTCTATCATCTTTACGACCATTAATCAATATTGCTTTAGCATATCCAAGTATCATCCATCGCATTCCCTCTGGATCTTCTTTTTGTGTTTCTTTCAACACCTTAGCCATTGCAGACCACGTTGTGCGTGGGTTTACTAATGTGCGTGCAATTTGAATTGCGGCTGCTTCGACAGACGCTTCGCTAATGGCTTCTAGTTGATCTTCTTCATCACTCAACAAAGCAATCTTATCTAAAAAGACCAATGCATTTCTTGCTGAATCATCTGACAATACAGCAATTTTATCCATTACTGTTTTAGATAGTTTGATGTCCTCTTTTTTGCACACACATTTAACAATTTTCTCTATGGAATTGGAAGTAAGTGGTTTAATTGGAAATGTAGTGCAACGAGAGCGAATGGTAGCTATCATTTTTTGTGGATCTGTTGTACATAGGATGAAGTAAACATGAGAGGGGGTGTCTTCGAGAATCTTGAGAAAAGCATTTGAAGCCTCTCCCGTCAACATATGACACTCATCCAACAACCATATTCTAGTCTTACCTCCCATAGGACGTATGTGTGCTTCATGCTCAATATTACGAATGGTGTCAATTCCACGCTTGTTTGCACAATTGACTTCTTTGAAATCAAACTTACCGCATTTCATTTCTTTACGAACTATTCTTCCAAGTGTAGTTTTTCCACACCCCTTAGGGCCACAGAATAAAATTGTGTGTGGAAGTCGTTTTGCTTCTATCATTGTTTGTAAGGGTTTGATAGCTTGATCTTGCCCAATTACATCAGAGAATTTCTTTGGACGATGTTTTTTGTACAATTCCGACATGTGTTTCTATCCTTTCTCTTTCATTGATAGAGACTGATATAATGTTTCAAGTCTTCAATTTTGTTGCATAGCAGATGAACCTTAACCTTTTCTTCTTCCAGTTTCACACTTTGAACAGCTAAATCGTCTGTCAATTTATCCCGTTCATTCTTTAAGTTTGTAATGACAGTGTGAATTGGAGCATCTATCGCTAAACAACTCGCTTCATCAAGTAATTCCATCAGAGCATCATCTGGTGTAATAGGCTCCACACATCCTGTCGCTTCACGAAATTCAGCGTCATAACTATTATGTCTTTTACGCAAAGCATCATAATATGGTTTATATAAATCTCGTTCTGCTTCCAGTTGAGTAACTATTTCATGATACCCATCTTCCAAACCTTCTATATGAGTTTTCAATTCATAATTTTCTTTTTGAAGGCGTGCGTTTTCAACTTTCAAAAACTCGTATTTATCTTCCACACTCATAACTTCTCCAATTATATGATTAAAAATACTTTCTTACTTTTTTAGGCAGATTATCTTTTTCCGTATCAATATGTGTCCATGATCCACACCACATATTATTTGAAACGGCAGGCCAAACAGAATAGCAAGTCACAAGACCATCAGATTGTTCTGCTTCTTTTATTTCTGGTGGTTCAATATGGCATTCTAATTGTGCTTGTCTAAACTCGGCTGAATGAGAATACCAACAGTTAGCACAAGTCATTTCTACTTTACCTACTTTTTTCATAATGTCCCCATATCTAATTTTGCTTTCTTATACCACGATTCTCCCACTGGAGCAATTTCACAGTCTGCTTCAATAGGAACGATGATCCACTTCCAGTGCTTTCTTAATTTTTTCGTCATGATATTATAAGCAATTTCCACATAGTCTTTCATTTCCCCTTTTGCGATGTCAGCTAAAACACTGTCATGAATCTGACCGATTAAAACAGTTTTCATTCTGTATTTTTTGAGCTTCTTTTGTATCTGAATAAGACACCACAAAAGACAATGAAAAGCAGAGCCTTGAACTGGATAGTTACTCGCTTGCTTCTTATTCATTAATCCAACACATCTGAAACCAGTGTACGTATCAAAATAACCTTTCTTAATATATGCATTCCACCAATCCCATTTCCACTGACTATACACTGCAAATCTTTCTTCCCAAAATCTCTTTTCAACTTGCTTAATATGATAGATAAAGGTTCCTGGTCTTGGCGGAATCTTGGGATCTAACACACCCAAACTACGAATCCCATGTTGTCTAAGATGCTTTTTTAATGGGATCCCTTGAGCCGTCTTCAAACCCATTCTATCAATAGCTACCCACAAACTTTGTGCGCATGAAAAGAACCAGTCACCATAAAATTGTGGGAACACAAATTTGTTTTTGGAACAATATCTGATGTCTTTTGTCATTTCCTCTAACAATAAGATATAACACTCCATTGCCATATCTCTATGCATGTCTGTTGTTTCGTCTCGTATGTAAGTAAGTAGATTTGGATCTTTATTGTAGCAGGCTGACACTCGAACTTCAACACCTGAGAAGTCCAATTCACATATTTGTCTGTTACTCGCTCGCGGTATGAAGGAGGGTCGTATGATAGAAGCAACTTCCTCATCTCTAATTGGAATATTTTGTGTGTTTGGATCGCTTACTGAACTT